ACAGGATGGCCCTGGCCGGGTACTGCGAAGCGTCGGCGCGGTTCAGGGTGGCCACGGAGCTGGTGGGCAGGTCGGGCCTGTTCCTGCGGGACCGTGACGGGGTGATCCGCAAGAATCCGGCAGTGGCTCAGCAGCGGGACGCCAGCCTGGAGCTGCTGCGGTGGGCTCGGGAGTTCGGGCTCACTCCTGCGGCCAGGCAGCCGCTCAGGGTGGAGCACACCGTGGCGGATGCCCTCGCGGACAGGCTGCTGTCCTAGCGGAGGTCTGCCAGCCACTCCTCCAGGCCCCGGCACGTTGCCCACGATCCGCCTGCCAGTCCGGGGCTCCCCCGTGTGGCCCGGCCCCGCACTGGGGATTGAACCACCAAGCGACAGCGCGGGGCCAGGTTCAGGACAGCGTAGCGGAGCCGGGGACCTGGCACAATCCGTGACTGGGAATAACTGTCCGTAACCGATTGTTAGCCCAGGAGGCTGGCCTCCAGGGGCCAAGCCGCACAGCCCCGCCCCACCAGGGGGCAGGGCCAACCGGGAAGGAACCACCCCCATGACCACCAAGAACCAGACCCCCAAGGACCAGGCTGCTGCTGAGGTCGAGGCCCAGGCTGCCCTGGCTGCTGCCCAGGAGCAGGTCCTAGCCACAGTCCACCCCATCAACGGGGGCGAGACCGACGAGGCCAAGGCTGCCCGCCACCAGGCCCTTGAGGTCAAGCACGCCGACCAGGAGGCCCAGGCTGCTGCTGAGCAGGCCCTCACTGGCCCCCAGCCCGTCAGGGCCACCTGGAAGCAACACGGCAACCCCCTGAGCGGCTGGCAGTTCTTCGGCACCGCCATCAAGGCCCCCAACCCCAAGGGCATCAAGGTGGTTAAGGTCGAGGTCGATAAGCAGGGTGTGACCCTCAAGACCTCAGCAGGCCGCGCCATTGATGGGGGTGCCTTCGGGTCAGCCACCAAGTTCTGGGCACTGGTGCCCGCCGAGGCCCCCAGGCAGCAGGCCCCTGAGCCCAAGGCCAAGGTGGAGCGGACTGTGGCTGAGGGCAGGACCAGCGCGGCTGACCGCCTGGCTGCTGCCCTGGCTGGTGACTCAGCCCATGCCCCTGCCCCTGCTGGGTACGAAATCCGCTGGCCCAAGGGTGGCTATGACCTGCTCAAGCGGACCAGTGAGGCCCCCAAGGACAGCCCTGCCTGGCTGGTGCGGTGCAACACCCACAACACCACCACCCCCTCCACAGGCGGCAAGGCGGGGGATGCCCTGGGGACCAAGGCTGGCCGCCTGGAGTGGTGCTCAGGCTGCCAGGCTGATGCCAAGGCTGAGGCTGCCCAGGCGGCCAAGGATGCCAAGGCCAAGGCCAAGGCTGAGCAGGCCCAGGCCACCCAGGAGGCCAAGGCTGAGGCTGCCCTGGTCCCCCAGGGCGAGGCTGAGACCCCCCAGGCATAGCCAGCCTGACCCCAGCAGGCCAGGACCCACACCAGGGTCCTGGCCTGCTTGACGTTGTGGCCCAGCCCAGCTCAGCTCAGGAGGCCCAGGGCCTTGGCCTGGGTGACTGCCTCAGCCCTGGAGTGGACCCCCAGCTTGAGGTAGACGGCTGTGATCTGGCTCCGCACGGTGGACCTGGCCAGCATCAGCTCAGCCGCGATCTGCGGCGCGGTCAGGTGAGTGGGCAGCCAGGCTAGGACGCGGGCCTCAGCCGGGGTCAGCCTGGGCTCAGGCCCCATGCCGGGCAGCCTAGCGTTGACAGCGCCCAGGAGGAGCTGGAGCTGGCCCAGGTCTGATCACAGGCAGGTGGCCCCAGACGCCAGCCAGCGCCGTCCTGGGCCGGGGGGGTGCGCCCTTCCGCCGGTCAGGGCATCATGGTGGCGTAATGCCTGATCGACGCCGGTTCCCGCCCTGTGGCTACCAGTTCAGCGGGGCCACCTGCCGCAGGCGCGGTGAGCACCTGTGCGAACCCCGCGCCGCTAGGGTGCTGGATTTCTTCGGCAGCCTCCTGGTCCACACCAAGGGCGATTGGGCGAGGCGTCCGTTCATCCCCGCCGACTGGGAGGCCAACGAGGTCCTGGTGCCCCTGTTCGGCACGGTCGAGTATGACCCTGGCTGGGCTAAGTACCTGCGGAGATACCGGGAGCTGTACCTGTCCACCGGCCGCAAGAACGGCAAAACGGCCCTCATCGCTGGGGTCATGCTCTACCTGCTGGCCAGCGACGGGGAGGAGGCCGCCGAGGTCTACGGCCTGGCCCTCGATAAGGACCAGGCAGCCCTGGCCTGGGGGGCTGCTGCCCGCATGGTCCAGCTCTCGCCCATCCTGTCCGGTCGGCTCCACATCGCCCGAGGAGCCCGGACCATCAGCTACGACAAGACCGCCTCGTTTTTCTCGGTGGTGGCCGGGGACGCGATGGGAGCCCTGGGGCCGAGCCCGCACGGCGCGTACATTGACGAGCTGCTGGCCCAGCCCTCGCGGGACCTCTACGACGCGCTTAGGACCGGGTTCGGGGCCAGGTCTCAGCCGCTCCTGATGCTGGTCACGACAGCCGACAACGACCCTGGCGGGTTCGCGGCCAGTGAGCGGGCCTGGTCTGAGCGGGTGCTGGAGGACCCCGAGCTGGACCGGGCCAGGCTGGTGGTGATCCACGCCGCGCCCCGAGAGGCTGACTGGACCGATGAGGCCACCTGGCACCTGGCCAACCCAGCCCTGGGGGACTACCTGGACCTGCGTATCCTCCGGTCGGAATACCTCAAGGCCCAGGGCAACCTCCCGGCCGAGCGGGCGTTCCGCCAGTACCGGCTGAACCAGCAGACCCCCCAGGCCGGGCGGGCGCTGGACATGGTGGCCTGGGATGACTGCCTCCCGAGCCATGACGAGCTCCAGGGGCGGGTCTGCTACGGGGGCCTGGACCTGGCCAGCACCACCGACCTGGCCAGCTATTGCCTGGACTTCCCAGACGGCGCGGGCGGGCATGACCTCCTGTGGCGGTGCTTCGCGCCCAGGGCGGCGGTGCGGGACCTGGACCGCCGCACTGGCGGCAAGGTCACCGTGTGGGAGGAGGCCGGGCTCCTCACCGTCACCGAGGGGAACGTGATCGACTACGAGCACATCAAGGTGGCGCTGCGGGCCGATGCCGAGCAATACCAGATCGAGGAGATAGCGTTCGACAGGTGGGGGGCAACCCAGCTCAGCTCCGAGCTGATCGAGGAGGGGTTCCCGCTGGTCCAGGTAGGTCAGGGCTACGCCACGATGGCGGCACCGACACGGGAGCTGCTGCGGCTGGTCGCTGCGGGGACCTACCGGCACGGGGATAACCCCCTGGTCCGCTGGCAGGCGGCTAACCTGATCGTCAAGCAGGACCCTGCTGGCAACCTCAAGCCGGATAAAGCCAGGTCGGCCGACAAGATCGACAGCGTGGTAGCTGCCGTGATGGCCTTGGATCGGGCGCTGCGGCACCAGGCCGCGCCGCCCGAGGAGGACTACGCGGCGGCGGGGTTCTGAGGAGGACCTTATGGACATGACCGAGCTGGAGGCCCTGCGGGCAGCAGCCCAGCGCAAGCTGGACCGGCAGGCTGCCGTGGCGGCTGGCTACCAGGCGTACTACGACGACGAGTCGGGGATTATCGCCCTGATGGACACGGAGGAGCGGCGCACCTTCCGGGCGCTGCTGGCCGAGGCCAGGGCCAACCTCGCGGAGCTGGTGGTCAACGCAGTGGCCGAACGGCTCCAGGTCACGGGGTTCCGGTTCGGCAACGAGGAGGACTCCAGGGCAGCCTGGGCCATCTGGCAGGCCAACTCGATGGACGCCGACGCCGAAATGCTCCAGACCGATGCCCTGACCCAGGGCTCCAGCTTCGTGCTGGTCCAGCCCGATGAGTCCAGCCCCGTGGGGGTGACCATCAGCCCTGAGTCAGCCCTCCAGGCAACGGTCCTCTACCAGCCGGGCAACCGGCACCGCCGCCGCGCCGGTTACAAGCGCTGGACCGATGAGGCCACGTCAGGCCGCACGGAGGTCCTGATCACCCCCGACGAGATAGTCACCTGGGAGCCAGGCACCAACCGCGCCCGCCCCCAGGTCGAGCCGAACCCGGCCGGGGTGGTCGGCATGGTCGAGCTGGCCCCCCAGCCCCGCACGGTCGGCCCGCCCAGGTCCGAGCTGCTGTCGGTGATCCCGATACAGGATCGGGTCCACACCACCCTGTTTAACCGCTCGGTGTCGGTGGACTACGGCGCTAACAGGCAGGTCTGGGCGACCGGCATCAAGGTGGCCCGCGAGGTCATCAAGGCCCAGGACGGCACCGACACGACCAAGGTGTCCCGGCCATTCCAGATCGGGGCCAACCGGCTGCTGACCAACGAGAACCCAGACGGCCGGTTCGGGTCCATCGCTGAATCCAACCTCCAGGGCTACCTGGACGCCGTGAAACAAGATGTCGAGCTGCTGGCCTCCATCACCCAGACCCCCGCCCACTACCTGCTGGGCACCGTGGCGAACCTGTCGGCCGATGCCCTCAAGGCGGCTGAGGCTGGCCTGGTGTCCAAGGTGCGGCGGCGTGCCCTCCACCTGGGCGAGGACTGGGAGGAGGTCATCAGGCTGGGCCTCCAGTTCATCGGGTCACCCGCCGCGGCCGATGTCTCCGCTGAGGTCATCTGGGCCGACTTCGAGACCAGGACCGAGGGCCAGCTAGTCGATGCCCTGGTCAAGATGGCCACGCTCAAGGTCCCGTATGAGGTCCTGTGGGAGAAGTGGGGCGCGACCCAGCAGGAAATCGAGCGGTGGCACGAGCTGAACGAGGGCACCCCCGAGCCCGAGCCCCCGCCCCAGCCCCAGCCTGAGCCCCAGCCAACCCCAGCCGCCGCCTAGTCAGGAGGACCCATGACCACACCCCCGGCCCCCGCGCCGCCAGCTCCAGCTCCTCCAGCTCCAGCTCCAGCTCCTCCAGCTCCTCCTCCAGCTCCAGCTCCAGCTCCCAGCAACGGGGCACCCACCGCCGAGGACCTGGCCCGGCTCCAGGCCACCCTGGACGATGAGCGCAAGCGGACCAAGCGGCTGGAGGCAGACCTGGCCAAGGCCCAGCAGGGGGCCATGACCGAGCAGGAGCGTGCCGTGGCCGAGGCCAAGGCAGCAGGCCGCGCCGAGGCCACCCAGGAGGCCAACCTCAAGCTGGCTGCTGCCGAGTTCAGGGCCAAGGCAGCAGGCCGCATCGCCAACCCGGACGCCGCCCTGGCAGCCCTGGACCTGACCAAGCTGCTGGGCAAGAACGGGGAGCCCGACGCCGCCGCCATCGCGGCCCTGGTCGAGCAGCTAGCCGTGGTGCCCGCGCCGCCGCCTCCTCCTGGCTACATTCCGCCAGGTCCCCGCGAGCCCTCAGCCCCAGGACCGGAGACGGACTTTATCCGGCAGATCAGGCGGCGCTAGGGTAGCCGGGTGGCCCACCACCCTGATGAGGACCCGCCCGAGGTCCTGTGCCTGACCTGCCTGCGCCGCCCCTCCCGCCCAGGGTCGGTCTACTGCTCGGCCCTGTGTCGCGTTCTCCACGCGCTCAGGCTGGCCTGCCTGGGCCTGGTCCTGCCAGCCCTGGTCCTCCTGGTGGTGGCCTGTGGCACGTCCACAGCGAGCACCAGGCCCACTCCAGCGCCCAGCCCCAGGCCCCTGAGCTGCGCCTGGTACACCCCGACCTATGCCGGCCAGCAGGTCATCGTGACCGCGACCGGCCCGGCCTGCCACTCCCCGGCCCTCATCGAGCAGGTGGCCAAGTGGAGCAAACGGGCATGGCTGACCACCAAGCTGGTGCCCAGCTCGGCCAATGACCTGTTCGCCCAGGTGGCCCATGCCGGGTCAGTGGTGCGGGTCTGGTTCACCGGGAACGACCCGCCGACCCTGACCACGGCCGGGTTCCTGGCCGATGACCTCCAGGCGGCTGGCTGGACTCCCGAGCTGCCCCAGGCGTAGCCTGACCCCGATGCCTGACGGCGTGAGGCCGCAGACAGCCGGTAGCCGAACCCGGGCGCTTCACGAGGAGTGATTCCAGGCCAGGCCAGCAGGCGGGCGTGAGGCCCCCTGCGGGCAGGGTGGCGCGCAAATGCGGCGTGACAGTCCCAACTTCGTCACGTCGAGAGGAGGCGGCCTCCCATGCCGCCAGCCGCGCCTAACTACGACTACTCGGGGGTAATCCCCACCGAGATGGCGGCCCAGATCATCCAAGAGGCCGCCCAATACTCCACGGTCCTCCAGCTCGCCAACCTGGTGCCGATGGGCACCCAGATCAATGAGCTGCCGATCCCCAAGACCCTGCCCAGGGCCTCATTCGTCAACGCAGCGGGCGGGCGCAAGCCGTTCACTGAGCTGGCGCTGGAGGCCCAGGTCCTCCGGGCTGAGGAGGTCGCGGCGGTGTCCGCGATCCCCGACCAGTACCTAGAGGATGCGGTGGTCAACATCTGGGGATTCGTCAGGCCGCGCCTGGCTGAGGCCATCGGCCTGGCCCTGGACGACGCGGTGATCTTCGGCACTGGTGCCCCGCCCAGCTACCCGACCGGGGGCATCGTATCCAACACGTTCAGCCAGGCTGTAGCTGCTGGCAGCGATGCGGTGGACGCCATCAACCAGGGCATGTCCCTGGTGGAGGCCCAGGGCCTCGGGGTCACTGGCCACGCGGCAGACCTGACCGTCAAGGGCAGGCTGCGGGGCGTCCGCGACGACACCGGAGCCCTCCTCCTGGGCGTGACCCAGGCCGATCAGGAGACCAGGCCCTCAATCTACGGCCTGCCAGCCAGCTATACCTCCTGGCCGCGCATCACCACCGACCTCATCACCGGGGCCTGGAATTACCTCATGATCGGGGTCCGCCAAGACATCAGGTACACGATGGACCCCAACGCGGTCATCGCCGACGCTGACGGCGCGGTGATCGTGAGCGGGTTCCAAGACAACGTGACGCCCATCAAGGTGTGGGCCAGGTTCGCGGCTGCGATCGTGCGGCCAGTGACCCCGCGTGTCCCTGCTGGTGCCCGCCCGTTCGCCCGGATGAACCTGAGCACCAT